CAATAAAGTTCCTAAAAAAGAAATAATAGGCTTTATGTTTCTGCTGATTAATAATAATACTCTTGCTAAATTTTCATTAAAACTTGTTCCCTTTTGAACATTGTCGAAATACGATATTACCTCTGTTTTTAATACGTTAAAAGCACCGCCTATAGTTCTTAGCCTTGCATTTGCTTTTGACCCAAATGCTATTTCTAATTCAGTGGCAAAGGCAGGCATTACTTCATCTGCTAAAACTTTACCTTCCTTCATTAATTTACCTAATTCAGCTTCGGTAACACCCATAGAATCAGCCATAATACCAAAAGCGCCTGGCAATCTTTCACCTAATTGCTGTCTTAATTCCTCTGCTGAAACTGTACCCTTAGAGAACATTTGAGATATTGCAAGTAGAGAACCTTTGATGTTATCATTTGATAAAGCTAGTGCTGAACCTGCTTTAATTACACTTTCGTAAATTCTTTTACGTTCAAAAAGTGATAAGTTAGAGGATTGAGTAGAAGCTATAAATCCTTTATAAGTATCCATTAATACAAGAATATCTTGACCGTAAGATTTAGATATTCGTTGTAAAAATTCTAAGTTTTCACCATATTCTACTGCGCTTCCAGATACATTTTTTAAAGCTAAATTTAAACTATCTAAATTTACTTGTGTATCAAATAACCACTTTATACCATCAAATACTCCAAACGCAAAGCCTAATTGCATCAAAGCATTCTTCAATCCACCGATAGCCTTTTGGTAATTACCTACATTACGGAAGTTATCGCCTACTGTACTATCAAGTTTTTTAAGTGCTTTATCACCTTCAATTGCTGATTTAGTAGTTTCCTTATATTGTCTGCTTAGTTTATAATATTCTGCTGAGTTTTTTTTGCCTTGTTTTTCAAGTTCAAGCATTTCAGCGCCTAAACGCTTAGATTCATTCTTTAAATCACGAGTGTTTTGTGCTAATTGTTTGTAAGCATCTGCTAAATCTTTCTCAACTTTCTTTTTCTTTTCTAATTCTTTAGTTAATCGTTCTTCTTCTTTAGTTTCGTCTCTTGTAAGTTTAATGTTTTGCTGTTTAGTTTTAGAAGATTGTTGAGCAAGTTTTTCTTGTTCTTGAAGTGATTTTAATTTTTGTTGATTAACTTTTTCTTGCTCTTGTGCTATTTTCTCTAATTGTTGGTCTAGTTTAGCTTGTTGAGTATTTAATTTTATTTGTTTATCAACTTCTGCATTTAGTTTTTTAACACTAGCAATTAAGGCTTCAATATCTTTTATACTCTCTGGCTTAGAACTTTTCAATTCTTTTTTAAAAGATAATCCAGTCTTAACCAATTCAGCATTTAGTTCAGCAACCTTTTCAGTAGCAACCTTTGCACCATCAACTAATACTTGAAATATCTCACCTTCAAATATATCTTCACTCTTAATTTTATTACTCATATCAACTTATATTACTTTGTTTTTCGTATTCTTCTAGTATCGAATAAAACTCTGATACAGAGATAATTTTCCAATCTAATCTATAACCTAACCATTTCCCTAAGTATATCAACGTCTTATCAATACTTAACCCTTCTTCCGAAGTCTTTTGTAAAGATACAATTTTAGCATCTTCTATTTCTATTTGTGTTAACTTGAAGTCATCTTTTGTGATTAAAAACTCACATTGAAGCATTGCTTTCTTTTTTAGAATATCCAAATACCTCTTATATTCTTTGTTTACACCACGTTTCTGTAAAAATTCATCGTATAACTTGTTAAATGCTTCTTGGTTACCAGAATCATCTTTAGTTTGTAAATTAACGTACTTTACATCACCTTCAAGGCACTTTTGCCAATTAAACAATGGTATTTCTTCAATTGATTGATAATATTTCTCTGACATTCTTTATATATTTTTCTTTCATTTCTTCTTTAAATAACGCAAGTGTATCTTCCGTCATTCCAAGTATTCGGTCGTCATACCACTTAGACTTCTCAAATTTGCTTACATCACCTTCAATTTCTATTGAATCTAAAAATACAGAAACAAACATTGAACGATAAAACTCTCCAGAGTCATATAGTGTAAATGGTGTTCCTTTTACTTTGTCTGGATTAATTTGTTCTGTACGTTTTGAGTATCTACCAATGATATTTCCATCTATATCAAGTCCTTTTTTAAATTGGTATTCTTGAACCCACTTTACTATTTTATTTCTAAACTCAACATCGAAACATTTTACCCATAAACTTTGATTGTAACCACGCAAAGACTTTGCTTTATTTAGTACTTTGTTTATGTCAGTTTTAGCAAAAAGGTCTTTCATAATTCAAAGGTAAAAAAAAAGAGGTACAAATTAATGTACCCCTTCCTTAAATGTTTATTTAAAAATTATATTGTAGTAGTTAATTCTCCAATATAACCTGGTTTTGAAGTAGAAACAACGACTTCAGTTCCAGTTGATTGAGAAGCAAATGTTAAAGTATATGAACCATAAGAAATAGCTACGTTTGAAACTGTAATACTAACTTGAGTAGCTTTGTTTTTCATCGTAAAATCACTTAATCCTAATACTTTAATTGGAGTTTTAGCCGTACCATAATTAAGTTCTGATGTTAAAGTCATAGTAGTTGAAGTTGAAGCTGTTTTAGTTAATACTATATCCAATAATCCTTCAAGGTTATTGAAATCAAATGAATCAACTGTATCAGATGGAGTTAACAACCACATTGTAGACTCATCAAACAATCTGTAGAAGTCAAATCCTACCATGATTTTTTGAGTAGTTGAATCAGTAGCAAACATTAATTTTGCTTCAAAAGATTCGTTATCTACTGGAATTGGGTATAATTTAGTTCCAATTTTAGAACCAACTAAATTTCCATTAACGTCAACAATATAAACACCAAAATCAACACAACGATTATTTTGAATTGAACCTAATAATTGTGGAGTTTCATTCCATAATTGTCCAGCAAAAGAACGCTTACCTTGTTTGATAAACACTTTACGTCCAGATGGTGCTTCTTCAAATGTAGAATCAGCTTTAGCTAACTCAACATTTTCAAATTGTGGAAGTGGAAACCATCTTTTAGAAGCATCAGCTTGATTAGTTAAGTTGGTAAACGTACTTGCACTAAAAGTAGCCGTTAAATCTAAAGCATTTTTATTACCAATTGAATCTAACAACGGAACTAAGATAATTTTTGAGGTAACGGATTGAATCGTTACGCAGTTTGGTCTACCAGTATTGGATAAACCAGATTCACATTTACAGCCTAATGACATATTTTAAAGTTTTAAAGATTAAAGAAAAGAAGGGGAGTTACCCTCCCCATTCAAATTATGGTTTTAATAATGCAGTTTTTGCAGTAGAGAAAGTTCCTTTAACAAAAGCATTGTAGTGATTAGATTTCACATAATGAACCGCACGTGCTTCACACAATATTGTCATTAAGTTTTTAGTGAAATCATCATTTACATAACCAACTTGGATATTCAAGTCTTCACGAATACGTAAGTTAGATTTAGTAAAGTCACCAACTAAGAAAGTGCCTGCAGTCATACCAACATTTTCGATAACTGGAATACCTTTAACTCTAGTTACTCCGTTAGCATCAACATATTGCATAGCATAAGTGTACTCGCCAGTAGTAGTTTTATTTAATTGCATTTTAACTGCATCCTCAGGGTGAAGAACAATATAGTTAGCATTAAACAATCCAGTTTGAATTTGTGCGATTGCAACAGACAATACATCAAACTCATTTGGAGTAACATACTGTAAAGCAAAGTTACCAGCCGCCCAAGCAACAGCGTTAGTTAAGATACCAGTTAAATTATCTCCAGTACCATCACCAGAAAGGATTTGAGAATCTAATTTCAATTCAACGATTTCCATCAACTCATTGTTGATTTCATTACGCATGAAAGGTAAATCAGCAATCATTTCTTTAGAAACTTTAATCCATGCTGTAACTTTCTTAACTGCTACAGAAGTTTCAACTACATTAAAGTCAGCTTGTGATTTCAAAGCCCCCTCAGCTGTCATTCCAGCATCACCTTCTTGTCCGTTAGATTGGATATAAGTGATATACTTAGAAGTTGTGCCAGAAGCATTAACTAAAGAACGCAAGAAAGGCATTCTACGTGCAATACGAGTAACACCAGCTTCTAATTGCGATAAAGCAACTGTACCACCAGAGTAGTTGTTCGTGATTGACATTGTACCTACTGCTTTCACATCAAGGTTCATCAAACCACCTTTTTCAGCGATGTCTTTGATTTTGTCGATAGAATCAGAATAAGCATCAGCGATAGCTTGTCCGATAGATTTCAAACTAACATTTTTAGAAGTTTTTTCTTCTTTCATACCTTCTACTAAACCTTCCAATTTTGCAATTGCAGATTTAACTTCTGTGTTGTCAGATTTACCTTCTAAGTCTGTTAATTGATTTTTCAACGCTTCTAAGTCAGTTTTAGAAACGGAATTTGCTGTTTTTTCAGCAACAATTGAGTTTACTTTCTCAATTACTTGTTCTGGAGTCATTTCCATTTTTGTTTGTTTTTAGGTTTAAAGTTTACAATAATTCATTCTACGCTACGTTGGGTTTTCGTTTTGTAGAGTGATTATCTCGGCTCTAACGCTTCAAACTAACATTTACAAGCATCTTTATATTTTGAAACAGTATAGGTAATAATAATACCGCTTAAATTAGCATCAAGTATGTTTTTATACATACCATTTTCTGTTTCAGTTCCAAATCTACTAAAAACTTTTCGATTAAACTTCTCTAAACGCTTATAAAGTGAAAATTTATTTATTGCTTTCTCA